ATTACCAACGTTAAAAATAGTGCTCAAAAAGCTTTAGATAATATCACAGTAGTTGATTCCAGAGTTGACGAATTATCAGATTCAACTACGGCTCAATTCAATACTTTGAATAATGGTTATCAAGAAGTGATTAGTACAGTTAATAACATGGATATCGGTGGTCGAAATATTGTTCTTGATAGTAATAACATGGAGAGCTTTAGAATCTGGAAAGTAGATGGTGATTCTAAGCTTTCAGATGATAAAAAAGAGATAACTGTAACCACTTCACATGGTGGGATTGATATTGGAAAGAAAAATTTATCGGAATATCTTCCTAACAAGGGAGATACCATTATGATTTCAGCTGATGTTAAGGGTAATTCACATCTTCAATTTAATTATAACGACGGTAACAGTTTTGTTGGACAGGGGACTAATATTGCTGTTACGACAGAGTACAAAAGATATTTCACAACATTTGAATGGAATCCTGTGAATTTAGATGAAACCGAGTTTGCTATTTTTGCAACGGGTAGTGCAGAACAATATTTAACAATTAAAAATGTGAAGATAGAAATAGGTAATAAAGTAACTGATTGGTCTCCAGCGCCAGAAGATTTTGCCAGTCAAACACAAATTACAGCTTTAAGTAATTTGATTGACCAGAAAGTTTCTAACGATCAATATCAATCAGACAAAACGCAAACAGCTGATTTGATTGCAAGCAAGGTAGCTACTAAGGACTTTTCAGCCTACCAAGATATGACTGCTAAAGAGTTTAGTAGCACTATAGAAGCTGTTCAAACACAAGTTCAAGATAGTGCTGTCGGGACTAACCTAGTTAAGGACAGTGAACAAGAGTTTACAGGTAAGGCTTACGATTTCCACGATTATAATTTGGCTAGTCTGACCGAATTGACGCCCGGCGAAACCTATACAATGTCGTTTAGTTCGAAGGTAGATGACAAGGCAATCAACTGCCAGCAACAAGTATTCATTGACATATCTAATCCATCGTGGAGCTATGAGAAGCGTAATTATGTGCCTAGCTCAACTGATTACCAGCGGGTCACTTACACATTTACAATTCCCGAAGGTCAAACAGGTGTTGCCGTTATATCGGTTTATCTGACTCATCCAGTCATTAATGGTAATCCTGACCCTAGCTCTGACAAGAGTGATGTCGCAGGAACTGGATATGTCAAAGAATTTAAACTAGAAAAAGGTTCACATGCAACAGATTATTCGGTCAGCCCTAAGGACATAGCTACGCAGTCTCAAATCACACAGTTAAGCGGTGAGATAGAGCAGAAAGTTGATAGTGGTGATTTTTCAACCTACAAAACGCAAACAGCTGACTTAATCGAATCAAGAGTTGATAATGGTACTTATCAGTCAGATAAGACACAAACCGCTGACTTAATCAGTCAAACAGTCAAAAAAAATGATGTAGTTAACCAAATTAATGTCAGTACTGAAGGGATCTTAATTGATGGTAAAAAGGTTCATATAACTGGTAACACGTCAATTGATAATGCCGTAATCAAAAATTCCATGATTGCCAATGCAGCTATCAATACAGCACAAATTGCAAATGGTGCGATCAATAACGCTAAAATTGCGAACGCAGCTATTGATGATGCCAAGATATCGAATCTGGACGGTAATAAGATTATTGCCGGAAGTATTGCTGCTAGCAAGATTGATGTTAACGACTTAATTGCTAATGGTATTAATACTAAAACATTGACGTCGGTTAACTTGAATACTAGTACGTTGACAACTCCTCAACTTAACCTTGGATTGAATGGAACGTTTACCGAAGATTTTGATTACACACAACCAACTTCAATGTTCTTACCAAAGAAAAATAAGGGGACGCTAACCTTTAACCATGGTGTACTTCAGTCTAAAGGTGATATGCAGACTTACGTTGATGGCAAATGGGGTGGAATGAATGATAATTACACCTTCCAAGCTGGACTTGATAATTCACAATGGACAGAAGTTGCCCCTGGCTATATCAAATTTGATTTATTCAAACAAAATGATACTGATGTTTTAGAGCGTACCTATATAGACCCGACAGGTTACTACTACACATCAAGAAATGGTACTGCTAGTTATTTAGGTAATGCTCTGCAAACTTCTCAAGTTCAAGCTCCTAGTGTGTTCACTAAGTATATTGGTCCAGTCGATGGGAAATCGCATATACAGATTGGCAATAACGGTGACCACTACGGTTTACAAGTTGGGTTTTATGCTGGAAATGAAGCCGTCTTAAGTGACTTCATATATAACTCTACAACGAGTGGAGCGGCAAATGTCAATATCACTTCAAATGGTCATCTAGTTCGATCAACTTCTGCCTCGAAGTATAAGTACAACATTAAAAATCCGGATATTGAAACAACCCTGGGCGATAGATTGCTAAATGTACACTTGGCAACGTGGAACGATAAACGTGCTGTAGATTCGTACGCAGAGCAGCTAAACACAGGAGAAGAAAGAGAAAAATCTTCAATTGATAAATATTATGGTCTCATTGCTGAACAATTAAGAGATGCTGGTTTGGATATGTTTATTAGTTATGGTAAGAACCATGAAATAGAGGGTATTCAATACGACAGAGCATGGATTCCACTTTTATCTGTCATTAGAAGATTAAACGATAAAGTAAATGAATATGAATTAAGATTAAGTAAATTGGAGGGAGCAAACAAATGAATGACTTACAGATAACAACAATCACCCTTGCTAACAATGATGATTTAGGAAATGGTTCAACTAAACGAAAAATCGGTTATACAGGTTCTTTCCCAGACGGAACGCATACAGAGGGATTTATTTTACTAAGTGAAGACGAGTTCTTAAAAACTAATTTCTTTGACTTAGTAAAAGTTATCGGAGATAAATTAATTAATAACTTAGGAGGACAAACTAGTGAAAAGTAACAAAAATGAACAAAACGAAGTTGAAGAATTAAAAAATCAACTAGAGGCGGAACAACGTAATAATAAAGTTTTACAAGAACTGGCATCTAGTCGTTTAGCTCGTGTTAACCAATTAGAAGTAGAAGTAGCATCATACAAAGTTATGCTATCAGAACAAAACAAATAGGAGGAAAACAATCATGGCATTATCAACTAATCAAAGTATTTCATTAACTGGCACATCAACAATCAACGGTCAACAGGTGGCAACATTCTCGACCGTAGTATCTAAAGGACTATCATATACATCAGTCTCAATGCAAATTACCGACCAAGACTTGTATGAAAATAATAAAGCTGAAGTACGTAAAGATCGGAATGATTTTCAAACGGCGGCCGATAACTTATCCGATAGCTTAGATGCAGGTTCCGTTAAAAGCACTGAACAAACAGCCTAACGATTTAAAAGAAAGAAGATGAGTTAAATTTGCACATGATTTTTGGGTTCTCAATTGCTGAATGGGGAACACTCGTAACTATTGCTGGTGTAGTTATTAGTGCCCTAAATAAAATCTTAAAAGATAATGTAAAAACACCACTCGAAAAGGTCAAAACTGAAATATCAATTTTGAAGGATGCTGAAGCTGAGAAACACGAACAAATTAACGAGCGGGTTAGCAAGGTTGAAGGACGTGTTAGTGTTTTAGAAAGTAAGGAGATAAAATAATATGAAGAATATAAATTGGCATGATGGTAAGTTATGGGCAGGATTAATTAGTTTACTAATCGTTTTGGTTCAACAATTAATGGTGGCCTTTGGTTACAATTATCCAGTCAACTGGCAAAACGTTGTAGGGATTATTAACACCGTATTAACAATCCTAGGAATGTTGGGAGTGGTTAGCGATGTAACTACTGTTAGTAACCAAAAAGGAGAACCAGATGACAAAAATAAATAAATTAAAATGGGTTGTTGCGATTGCAGCAGCCTTTTTTGTTGGAGCAACATTTAATTCTAAAGTAAGTGCAGCTACTGTTAATAATGATTATGCTTTGAGCTCCAGTCAAGGTTCGTCATTGCGAACCAATAACAATGTAATTATTGCACATGCTACAGCCGTATATGCTCCTGCTAAAAATGTAGCAATTTATGAAAATCGTGAGTGGTACAACGCAGGTGCTTACGTTCAATACATTGTTGGTGATGGTGGTAAGATTTACCGAGTTGGTGCCGAGGGGTATCAAGCATGGGGCGCTGGTGCATGGGCTAATGCAAACGCACCTGTTCAAGTTGAGTTAGCGCAAACATACGATAACGCAGAATTCCGCAAAGATTATGTAGCTTATGTTAACTTACTACGTTCAAGCGCAATTAAATATGGCATTCCGACCGATGTTGATAGTTCAGCATGGCGAGGTGTAAAGTCACATCTTTGGGTAACCAATCACGTTTGGGGCGACCATACTGATCCTTATGGATACCTTGCTAGCCATGGTGTTACTAAAGCTCAATTTGCGCACGATGTTAAATATGGTTTTAGTTCAAGTGGTAACAACGTAAATCCAACTCCAAAACCAAACAAGCCTAATAAACCAGTGAAACCAGCAAAAAAGGAAGCTGTTCACGTAAACTATGCCTTACACCAAAAAGGTAAACAATGGTTAAGCCCAGTTAAAGACTTTGGATCTGGTTCTAATGGTTTTGCTGGAGTTCCTAATAGTGCTCACGATATGCTATATATCAAGGCTAGCCGTGGTTCACTCATGTATCGCGTTCACACTAAAGAAGACGGCTGGTTACCATGGGTACACAAAGGCAATAAGAACGATACAGTCAACGGCGTAGCTGGAATTAAAGGTCACACAATCGACGGTGTTCAAATGTACTACACAACTCCTCATGGTGAGACTTACCAACAAGCCTACTACCGTTCGCAATCAACGCAACGCGTTGGCTATCTTGGAACATGTGCCGACAACGGTTCAGTTGCTGGATACGACAGCTGGGCGGGAGTGTTAGGCGAACCGCTCGACAGATTACAGATTAGTATTAACAATCATAGTGATTTCTAATTTAACTAAATATAAATTGATTATTTAGCTCCTATCTTCGGATAGGGGCTTTTTTATTTTGCCCTAAAAAGGGTTAACGTTAGTTGAATCATCCGTTTAATTAAGCGTGTAAATGATTTAATTGAATTAACGAAAAAAATTTAAACAAAGGAGTTGACATTGGTTTAAAAAGGCATATAATGATACTTGTAAATAAGTTAATTGGATTAACGAGATGTTTCTTAAAAAAGCGTTATAACTTACGCAGTCACTGAGATTCAATCAAAAACAAACCATTAATTCAATTAACGAAAAATATTAAAAAAGGGGTTGACATTAATAAAAAAGAGCATATAATAAAAAATGTAAATGAGTTAATTGGATTTACAAAAAAATAAAAACAGGAGTGTATAAAAAATGAAAAAACACCTTGAAATAAAGTTGCCTTACAAACAAACTATTGATATAAACAACGCGAGTGTGCACATAAAGAGAAAAAACGGTCTAAGAACTAAGTCATTGTTTGGTAGTGATAATTTAGATGTTACTTTTGATTTGCATGACATCGAATCAATTAAATGGAAAAAAGCTGGATTTTTGAATGGTTATATTCAGTTTATCCGTCCTAATGTTGATATAGCTATAGAAAGAGATCCTTACTCATTCCAATTTAGTTCCAAGTCTGGAGAAATGAAAAAAATAGCAGAAGAATTAACTGAATATTTAAAAGGAATCAATCCTGCATCAGACACATTTGAAAATCTCAAGAAAAAACGAAAGGAAAATATTAAAAGGATAAAGGAACGCTTAAAACAAAACAAGGCGGAAAAAGTTAAATTTACTTACTTTGATTTTGTTGACAAGAAGGTTTGCTTCGATACTGCCCTTTTGGAACGGGATACTAATTTTAAAGTCGTCGACTTTTCAGATATTGTTGGCTTTACACCTATAGAACATAGTGGGGGTCACGTTAGCAAACATCATCGTGGTAGTAGAGCCTTGGTTGGTGGAATGATAGCCGGTAGAACAGGAGCTGTTATAGGAGCTTTAACAGGTGGAAAAGAATTCGACAAAATTGGTGAATTAAGTATAGTTGTCCATTTCAAAGATGGCTCAGACAAAAAGTTATTTTTCGTAAATGATGAAAAATCAGATAGTTTATTAGCACAAAATGGGAAGAAAGATTTTGATCGAACTTCAATTTTATTAACAAAAATTATGGACGCTAATAAAAACAACGTTAATACTGCATCTTATAAGGACGAACTAAGAGAACTCAAAAGCCTTCTAGATGAAGAAATCATAACTCAAGAAGAATTTGACGAAAAAAAGAAACAAATTTTAGGACTTTAGAATAAAAAGCAGGTGATGAGAATGTCGAACACGTTACGTACACAAATTAAAGTGGCGTTCGCACTTAATGGTAAAAATCAAAAATGGTTAGCAAAAGAAATTGGTATAAAAGAAAGTCAATTATCCGATATTTTAAATGGCAAACGTCATGGTAAGAAAACAGATGAATATATTAAAGCAATAAAAAATAAATTAAACATCATGGAGGAATTGTAATGGTAGTAACAGTGAGTTTAGGGCAATTAGCGTTTTATCTAATTTCAGTAGTAGTGGCAGGATTAATTGGGCATTCAATTAAAGGAGGCGAGAAGTAATGAAGTTAGTAAAAATTGATGATTACACGTACGTCAATCTAGAATCGATTGGAGCAATAAAAGATGATTATCTTGGCACGAACATTTATTTGACCGGTTCGGATAAACCAATAGAAACGTCAGCAGAAATTAAAAAAGTGCTCGACGCTATTTGCGGTAGCGAGGAGCACTCGGTTGAATACGAAGATGCTGAAAACTATAGACGAAATAAGGATTAATACAAAATAAAATTTCAAAGGAAGTATAACACAAATGAATCAACAACAGTTCGAACAATATGAACGTGAATATGAACAAGAACGAGAGCGTAAGGAAGTTGAAGCCTTATTCGGAAAGGAGAACGCAAGTGAAGAATATTGATGAACTTGAAGCAGAACGCACTAAGTTAGATCGGAAGTTACGTGGACTAAAAAACAAGAAAGCAGAAATTGTTTTATCCATTGAAGAAGTTCAAGACGAGATTAATAAAATCAGTCAGAAAGAACTTCAAATGTTTGATGGGAGAGAGTTTCAGACAGAATTATTCAAATATGTACGAACAGCTAGTAATCCTAGTAAGCCTAGTTGGTGGCAAGTAGTTAAGACTGATAATGTCAAGCCAAAAGAAGTGGTTCAAGTATTAGCTGATATCGATGTGAACCTGATTAAGCGTGAACCAGATGTTTCGGCAATTAAGCGTTACGTTGCAGAAGGCCGCTTCATTGTTCGTGAAGGTGGTCAGTTAATCGACACTGAAACAGGAATGGTACTACCTTACAGAGCTAAACGTAAGGCAGACAAGTTAACAGTTAAGGCGGTAGAAAACTGATGATAACTAAAAGTGCAATGAGTTTTAGAAAAAATAAAGACTGGAAAATGATTCTTTACGCAAAAGCTGGTCAAGGTAAAACAACGTCAATTAAGTATCTAAAAGGTAAAACACTAGTGCTTGATTTAGATAATTCTTTCAAAGTTTTGGAAGGAGTTTCTGACAACATTCAGCAATACCGTTTTGACAATGGAACGCCAGAGGGACGTGAGTTTGACCGAACTAAGCCAATTGAAGATTTAAATACTTTCTTATCAGATGAAGATGTTCAAGGTATGGGTAAGGATTGGGACAATCTAGTAATTGATAATGTTTCATCGCTTGAAAAAGATTGGTTTGTGGAAAAAGGGCGTAGTAGCCACAACAAAATTTCTAATGAGATTCAAGACTATTCTCAATGGATGAATTACTTTGCTAGGGTGATCACTTCAATTTACATGATTCCTAATGTGAACATCTTAATTACGGCATGGGAAAAGAAAATTGAGAACGAGTTAGAAAGCGGACAAACATTTAGCCAGTATGCTCCAGATGTCCGTGATAAGTCGCTCAATGGATTTTTAGGATTAGCTGATGTAGTTGCTAGATTAGTGGTTAATCCGAAGACTGGAGGCCGTGGAGTAATTCTCGAAGGTGATAACACGGTCTATGCTAAGAATCGCTTAGACGAGCGGAGAATGGCACCAATTGAAGAGCTATTTAACTTTGACAATAAAAAGACAGAAAAACCAAAAACCAAACAAGAAAAGGAAGGTACTAAATAATGGCAGGATTCGATTTAGATTTTTCAGAAATTAAAGATATGAATGTAACTGATGGCAAGTATGAAGCAGTGATTAATAGTGTAGCAGAAGATGCAACTAAGGGCGGAACTCAATTCATTAACCTTGACCTAATCATCCGTAACGATTTGAAAGACCAAAAATTTGGTAATGCACACATCTTCACTCGTATTTTTAAATCTAAGAAAACCAACAAATATCCAATTGGAATGATTATGACAGTTGCCAAAGCAGCTGGTATGAAAGATAAAAGTCACTTTGATTCATTGGAAGACTACTTTCAAAAATTATGGCATCGACCAGTGCTAGTAACGGTTAAGAACGAGGAATCAGAATACAACGGAAAAAAATACGAAAACTTAAACGTTAAACGTTGGGAAATTTCTAAGTTTCCAGAAGTCCAACATAAGTTTAAAGAATCAAATAAAGAAACAGGTTCAACTGATCCATTCGCTAACGGTGGCCAATCAATTGATATTTCAGATGATGATTTACCATTCTAAGGATAACAACTTGGCTTCAAAAAAGTAGTTAAAACTGAACAACGCTTAAAGCCTCACACCACAATGGTTGTTGGGGCTTTTTTAATGGAGAAGTATTGAGATTATTGATGAAGGAAGAAACATTCGAAACAAGCAGGGGAATGGGATAAGTGCTAAGGGTGGAACAGTACTTAAAGCCTTATATTACGCGGGTTGTTAGACTTTTTTTAAAATATATATATTAATCCTTGACAGTAAATTGAGCACATGCAATAATATAGTCATAGCAACGAAGTAATAAATAAAAGATGATTGATAATAAAAAAGGGGTTGAATTTGATAATGAATAAAAAGTGGATTAAGTTGAATCGTTCTATTTGTTCAAGCTGGATTTGGCAAAATGGGAACGAACGTTACGCAAAATGGTGGCTGGATATCTTGCTAATGGCAAATGACGAACCGAACAAAGTTCTTGTTAATGGCAAGTTGATAGAAATTGGAACAGGCGAATGCCTAACGTCAATAGTAAAACTCGCCAGAAGATGGGAAGCTAGCAGAAATACAGTTACAAGGTTCTTAAAGCTCTTAGAAGAAGATGATATGATTTCTATCGAAGAAAGTGGTCGGAACGGAACAATGTTCAAAGTCTTACACTATGAAGACTACTAAGACTTTTAAAATAAGAAAGGAGTTGAGTTAGATGGCGGAGGAGGGATGGATTTCACTTTATAGAAAAATACAAAACTCATTCGTATGGACGGATGCAAATCAACTTAAGTTATGGTTGTTGATTTTAATGAAAGCTAACCATAGTGAAAATAAGTTTTTGTTCAACGGTAAAGAAATATCCTTGTCCAGCGGTCAAATGGTCACAGGGCGCAATGCAATAACACTTGAGTTCAACAATGGTGTAAAACCTGTCCAGCAAGTGTCCGGCCGTCAGTTATGGAGATGGATAAAACGATTTGAAAAAGAACAAATGTTGTCCATCAAATCAACGTCCAAATATAGCATTATAACAGTGCTTAACTGGGGTGAGTACCAGCAATATGACCAGCAAGTGTCCAGCAAGTGTCCAGCTAGTGTCCAGCTAGTGTCCACAAACAATAATGATAATAATAAAGATAATAATACTATGTCGAGCAAAAAGGATGAAACAGAAAAAGTGAACTACGGTGCTTTGATTAAATATCTAAACGAGAAAACAGGGAGGGCATTTCATAACACAGAAGCAAACAGAAAACTGATTAAGGCTAGATTGAACGATGGCTTTACTAAACAAGATTTCAAGCTGGTAATTGACTATAAGGCTACGGACTGGAAAGACAATAAAGACATGCAAAAGTATTTAAGACCGAACACGTTGTTTGCACCTAGTCACTTCGATGATTACTTAAACGAAGCTAAAGAATACTTGAACCATGCTAATAAACTAAAGACCACTAGTGATGGTCAACGGTTGGGTAAGTCAATCAAAGAAATTGAAGCAGAAAGGGCTAAACACATCAAAGAAATTGAAGAACGAGCAAGGAGACGGTTAAATGAACACAGAGATTGAGCGAGAGATAATTGGAATCTTCCTAAACCATCCAGAAAAGGTGGGAAGTGCTTCACTGAATGAAGAGTGGTTTAGTTATGAAAATTACCGATTGATTTATAAAGCAATTAAAGAGACCACTGGTCAAGATGTACTGGATGTCTACGGAAAGTACAACCAACTTGCAAAGAAAGCCATGGATTTTAAAACTTTCAAGCAGATTATGGATGAAGCACCATCGGCTAGTCAATTGAACAATGACATTAATCTAATGCGGAAGTTAGCTTATAAACGAGAGCTAAGTTTAGCAATTAAGGATTATCAAGCGAACCCCTTTTCGGAAAACGAAGAAAAGATTCGTGAAATTCTAACTAAGAACGAAACTTTAGATACCACGGACGATGGAAAGCTAGACGAAGCGGTTGCTGAATTAGCGGATGCCTTAATTCATCCTAAACCACGAGGAATTAGAACTTTCACGCAACTTGATAACTCACTTGGTGGTGGGATGTACGGTTCAATGTTATTCACGATTGGTGCTAGACCTTCTACAGGTAAAACAGCATTCTCGGTAAATCTAGCTTATCAAGCGATAGAAAAAGACAAGGATGTCGAAGTAGACTTTTTCACATTGGAAATGAACAAACAGGAAATGTTGAATCGATTCATTTCAAGAATGACTGGGATATCGAGTAGTATACTTCGTTCAAACGCGGATAAACTAGACAATGTCCTTAAAGAATTAGTTAAACAGTCTACGGTTCGTTTATTGGCGTCTAATTTGAGAGTATACGACGGTTTAGAAACATTAGGTGAAATAGTCCAGACAATTCGAAAAAATGCTTCTAGAGCAAAGCAAGGACGTTATATGGCAATCATCGATTACATCGGACTGGTTAAAGTTCCGAACGTCAAAGAACGTTATCTCGAAGTTGGAGAAGTTACACGAGAACTTAAGCGACTAACCAACGAATTTAACATCCCTATCGTAGCCTTATCTCAATTATCACGTGGAATTGAAAGCCGAAATGATAAAACACCAGTACTTTCTGATTTGCGTGAATCGGGAAGCATCGAGCAAGATTCTAACGTAGTGGCATTCCTACATAGACCAGAATCAGTTAATAATGACCGAGTAGTTCAATTGGCAATCAGAAAGAATCGAGAGGGCGAACTAGCCGATATTAACTTCACATTTATCGGTGAAGAGATGACATTCGAAGAGGTGAACATTTGATGGCATATATGGACTATCACGAATATCAGTCGATTATGAAAGAAAATGACTATAAAGAATCAAGAGCGGTTCAATTATTTCTAAAACGTGCAATGGCATTCAATAAGCGCAAACAAATTTTGATGAAACGAGAAGAAGCAGATGATGGAAATAGAATTTTAAATCATTACATCAAGAAAACCGAAGAGCAACGTTGGAGAGCAGTATGGGACGCCATCGATTGTGCCGAGATTGAAAAACGTCAAGGATTTATGTTTTTCGAAGATGGTGGTGGTGATAAATTCATGGAAACAATGGTCATTCAATATGAGGGCAATTTAAGCTTTATGACGGCTATTGAGAAAGCCACGTATAAATACTTTGAATTGATTGATGAAATGCAAAAACGAGCGAATAGAGGGGAATTAGCGAATTGAAAAAGAACATGCCAAAAACTGGTAAAAAGTTACACAAATATGGTGAAGATTGGGATTCACAAAAAGAACTAGCTTTTTACGAACGCTTCATCATGAATAAAGTTCCACCAGAGCTAGTTACTATCCACGAGCCTTTTGTATTAGTTGATTCTATGGCAATAGAACATCGAGCAAAGATATATAGCTGGAAGTATACACCAGACATTGTTATTAGAGATTGTGAGGGGAATTTTAAGCACGTATACGACGTTAAAAACAGTTTTGGTATATATGGACTAAGACCAGAAAATAAACTTACATTCAAGCAATTTGCACGGTTATACGGCATTCCAGTTGAAGCGGTAGTAGTTAGAACTAGAGATTTCAAAACAATATGTGTTGGAGTTACTAAACCAAGGACTAAGAATCCACTGATTAAAAACAACACTAATTACGATTGGATAGAAGCAACTAACTATGAATTTTAAAAATTTAGGAGGAATTAAGAATGAAAAATAATAGTTTTGAATTTAACGCGAATATGAAGAAAGTAACCTTGGATAGAAACGGAGCGCAAGTTTTACTAACCGTAGAAGATACAGATTTTATTGAAGTGGCTACTCAATTATCTAATACAGCCGGATATGATGTGGTTGTCAAAGTCACACCTAAGGAGGTTCAAAGATAATGAATTTTAAAAACTTAACTAAGGAAGAACGGATTGTGGATAAGTTTATTAGCGAGATTTTCGAAGAGCATAACCAAAACATGGTAGGATTCAATGTCGCCAGTCATTGGTACAAGCTATGTAAGAAAAATAAATCTCTAGATATTTAAAAAATGATTTAAAAAAATAATTACAATCATTTGTAAATATGATAGTATAAAGGTGTAAACAAAAATAAGGAGGAATTTTAACAATGAACATCAAAGAACAACAAATCAGACGCAGAAACAAATTAATTGGAATGGGAAAGCTTGCTAAGCAAGCACGTTTACAAGATGGTATCGGAGTTCGAGATTTAAGTGAAGAAACAGGATATACAACGCAATTGATTTACGCCTTTGAAAATGGACGGTCAAGCAATGCGGTAATTCTGTTCGATTGCTACTTCTGTAAATTGAAGAAAGCAACACAAGAAAAATTGTATCAAGACATTAAGAAACTATGTGATGACTGATTTAACAGTCAACAAATACAATCAGTAAAAAAGGATGGAAATAACATGTGGGTAATTAAGAATTTAGCAAATGATAAATATTATAAAAAACTAGAGGAACACAACCATAAGTTAGATGCAGAACGTGAAGAAGCTACTACGTTTGATAGTCAAGAACGAGCAATCAGCAAAGCTTCGATTTTACATGCAGAACTTAGTACGTTAGGACTAGGAATTAATTTTAAAGTGGAGGGAATCTAATGATTAAGTTTAGAGCGTGGGACAACGAGTGCAAGGTAATGAGGGAATATGACGAATTGAAAGGGTTGACCTTGGATGCCTTAGATGCAAGTGGTTTTGAGCTTGAACAGTTTACTGGACTGACAGACGTGTATGGTGAAGAAATCTATGATGGCGATATTGTTCATGGTTATGACCAAGAACCTGACAGAGATGATGGCTATATTGGAAGTAGCGTGACAGATGTTGTCAATTTTAAGTATGGCGTATTCTGGATTGGAGACAGTTGGTATAAAGTGATGGTAATGACTCCACCCATTGTTGAAGTTATTGGCAACGTGCATGAGAACCCGGAACTATTGGAGAAAACAAATGAAATTTATTGATTTATTTGCTGGAATTGGTGGCTTTCGAATGGGAATGGAACGTGCTGGACATGAATGTGTAGGCTGGGTCGAGTGGGATAAGTTCGCCAGGAAAAGTTATATTGCCATTCACAAACCAGATGGAGAATTTACGGAAAAAGATATTAATGATGTTAATGTGTCACTATTGCCACATGCCGATTGCTGGTGTTTCGGATTTCCTTGCCAAGACATTTCAATGGCAGGTAAACAAGGAGGATTTACAAATGGAAAAAGATCAAGCCTATTCTTCAAAGTCACAGGACTTATTAGGGAACTCAAAGAAGAAGATAAACCCAGATATTTATTCATTGAAAATGTTAAAAACCTTCTTAGTATCAACAAAGGGTGGGACTTTGCTAAGTTGCTCATTGAAATGGACGAAATCGGGTACGATGTCGAGTGGGACGTTCTCGACTCTGCAGAAGTCGTGCCT